ACGGAACGAGCCCGAATGCAATATTTGGCGTGATAACCTACTGCATCAACGATATGAGGGCGGGTGAGTTTGATGATTGCCCGGTGATGTAGTGAGGAAATTACACAGCTATACCATGAGGCATGGCTGTGTACTCTCTGTGTCACAGATGTGTCATACATTGCAGAGTCACAACGAAACGCAGAAGCTTATAACGACACGTAATGACACAAATCCGGTGCGAGCGCGGAAAAACTAATGATATTACAGTGTGTTAAATAGTACTCTACGTTCTTCTAAGCCGTAGGTCGTAGGTTCGAATCCTACAGGGCGTGCCATTATGAATCATGCACTTACGCCAGTTTCAGACCAGCCTGATTTTCTCCTTGTGTCGTATTTGTGTCATGGTTGCCAAAAATGGCATCTATTTTCCGTGCGTGTTCGCTTAAATGGTTCGGTGCCAGGTGAGCATAACGACGGACCATTTCGATCGACTCCCAGCCGCCCATTTCCTGCAGCACGGACAGCGGCACGCCGGACTGAATTAACCAGCTCGCCCAGGTATGCCGGAGGTCGTGAAAACGGAAGTCCTCTATACCCGCTTTTTCCAGGCCAATACGCCAGGCGCTGTTATCATCCACGCGCATTTTACGTACAGCCGGAGTGGCAGTTTTATCCGGGCGCGTTGATGGCTTAGTGTGAACGAATACCCATCTGGAACTTTTCCCGATCTGAGCCCTTAACACTCTGCATGCGGTATCATTCAGAGCCACGCCGATAGCCTTGCCCGCCTTCGCGTTCTCCGGATTTACCCATGCAACCTTTCTCTGCATATCGACCTGCTGCCACTCCAGATCAATGATGTTGGAGCGGCGCAGGCCGGTTGCCAGCGCAAATATCACCACTGGCTTTATTGACTCAGGCATGCAGGAGATAAGCCGTTCAGCCTCGTCTCTGGTCAGCCAGCGAATGCGTTTGCTGATTGGCTTTTTGGTTTTAATGACTGGAGCCGTCTTAATCCATCCCCAGTCATTGGCTGCCGTCTTCAGCAGCGAACGCATAAAAGACAGGTGCTGGCTCTTAGTCGCCTGACTCACTGGCTTTTCAACATACAGAGGTGGCTCCTTTCCCCTGCGTATGGCTGCGTCCCTGCGCGACTCCCACACCTGAATATGCTTGCGGTTTACCATCTTTGAAACGGCATCATAGACTTGTTCCGCCGTGATGGTCGAAACATCCCTGCCTGAGAAATGCCGCAGGAAGTATTCGATTTTGGTCTTGTCATCATCGAGAGACCGCTTATGCTCCTTCTCGCGGATCCACCTTATGCAACACTCCTCAAACGTCCATGTCGGTAACTCCCCTATTTTATCCACACGCCACGCTTCTGCCTTCAGCCTGTCGTGCAACTCCTGAGCTTGTTTCTTGTCCCCCGTACCAAGAGATTGTCTAATTCTTTTCCCTGACGGTGTAACGAAATGACAGTGCCACACTCCGCCTCTGAGGGTGATTGACATAAATACTCTCCTTTATGTTCACCCGCGCTCGCGGCAACAGGATCGCGCGGGTCATGTAAATACGCAATACAGGCGACATCGGTTGTGCGGTATTTGTTACCGACCTTCTTGCCGGCGAGCTGTCCTGAATCAATGAGCCGATAGACAGTCCTCGGTGAGACCTTCAGGAGTTTCGCCGCCTTTTGCGCAGTGAGTGGTTCTGCTGTAACCATCATGTACTCCAGACAAAAAGAAACCGCCCAGCGGCGGTCTTATAAGATATGCACAGGCCTCATCGAGTGTGAGGCTGTGTGATTCCATGGTTACTCCTATGCATACCACTTACCGATTGCGTCATATTCCTTTACGACATCTTCATATCCGAGCGACTCCAAAAGCTTACATATAACATCATCTGCTTCAACGTGATCACCTTCCGTATCGTATCCTCTCTGTAGTTCCTTAAGCTTCGATATTGCTTCTTCACGAGTCATTATCTATCTCCAATAAAAAACCGCCATTGCGGCGGTCTATTCGATGCGGATGTGTAGAATCTTTCCTGGCGTGTATGGGTAACGACACCGTCTAAAGATAATTTCTATGCTTCATCATGATGATCTTTCTTCGATGATAGAGCTTCCAGAGCAACACGAAGTAGGGTCAAATCGATCAATGCCTCTCTATCTTCTGGATTTCTATCGCAATATTTTTCAAGTTCATCAACCCGTGTTTTACACGATGAAATCAATGAATTACACTCTTGTTTGGTCATAAAAAACCCTCATATAGTCTCGCCTATCACCAGCATACATTACTATCTGCATTTGAGCACTTGCTGCGGTCTAGTCGATGCGGATGTGTGGAATCTTTCCGGCTGCTATGGCTTCATAAATGTCAATAGAGTCCTGCGATGTTGAAACGCCTGCATCAAGTATCTCAAATAAAGCCTCAATGGCAGCATATCGTTTCTTATCTTCTTCAGATCGCATAGGGCGGAAAATAGTATTGCTCAGGTGGCGAATTCCATTATCTGAAGTCCATACGCATTCATCGTAGTACGCGATAATTGTTCCACCGTACCACTTACCGGCTTCAATTGCGGGGTGTCCTAAATCTGGCTGCTTGCAAGTGTATTCAACACGACACCCAACCGGAGGCAGTCCATCGCCATCCCATTCTGGCGTGCGCTCTTTTACCTTAATTGAATCGAACGCTTCTGCTGGTTTACCTAACATATTCATCTCCTTAAGCTAATCTCTTATAAACGCGAGGCTCATCAACAGTAGCCGCGCGAAGTTCGTGTTCGTGTCGAATATCGAAGTTGCCGTCATCCCATTTAATCCAGCACTTCGGATGGTAGCTATCCGGCTCAATCTGGCTCTCAACCATCCCTCTGATTCCTCCAGACTTAAGCTGCACTAACGCGCCCACAGCAAATTTAGCCATAACAAGCCCTCTGACATGTGAATGAGTGAAGAGATAGCGCTCAGAGCCATAATTCCGACTATGAGCCAGATAATAGGATTGGCGTGCATGGTGACTCCGGATAAAGAAAAACCCGCGAGGTGCGGGTTTGTTATGCGTCGAATGGGTTAGGCATTTTTGTATGCCTCAGGTAGGCGATATTGCCTAGCCATCCAGTCACCACATTTCACTTCTGTGATGTAATTAGGAAGGTCGCCATGTTCGCAGTTAAATAGCCACCACTGGTCAATTATGCTTTGAGGAATAGCTCGTTCATACGTGATGCCAAGCTCGCGCATTACTTCCTGCGGATGCCTGCTTTCACCTGCATAAGAAGCACCCATACAGTCATAGCGTAAGTGTTTCACGGCCTCACCTCCTGCTGCAGTGTTGCTGCGATAGCGACATCCCAGAACTCACGGAATAGCGAGTAAGCGCCGGACAGGTTTGCTGCGGCATATGCTCCAAGCTCAGAATTAATCTGAACCGCGCGCATCATCCCGGGAGTCATATCCACCGGCACCAGAGCATAACCATCCGGAATCACCGGAGAGTTGCCAGCCTCAGCAAGCCCAGCCTTCTTGCCGGCCTGGAAGCACTCACGCTGCGTCATCGTGTAGCCTGGATAATCCGGCATTACTGCAGTCTCGCCCGGACCTACTGGTGCCGGTGGTGCTGCTTCAAGTTCTGCAATGTGATTCCTTTGCCAGTCGACGAAATCAGTCAGTGATTCGACGTTGTACTTTTCGCAGAGTGCGTCGTGGATTTCGGCTTTGCGCTGGAGTTCAGTATCTGCACCCTGAAGCATGGCGGCGCGGCAGGCGTTCCAGCCACCACGAAATGTGTCGTTAAATTTGTCCTCCTGCATGAACAGACGCTTGTACTCTTCGCGGGTTAGCTCATCGGGCACAAATACCGGCGCTGGCGGGGCGGCGCGGTACAGAAGCACATCACCCATCTCTGCTCTGGATGCTGGCCATACATCGGCATCAGAGCCCGATTTTAGATAATCAAGATTGGACTGGTCGATGACGCACACAGGCTCCGCTTCGAGCGATGCCAGCGCGATACGCGCCAGTTTCAGTACCACCTTGGGAGTTATTTTTTCACTGAAGTGCTCTCGTGCTTTCTTTTCGGACCACACGACAGGCCACATGACTTCTTTCGCAGCTGCTTCGATTTGCTGTAACTGCTCTTTGGTGAACTCTTTGGTAATAGTGCTCATTGGTTAGTTCTCCCTGTCAGGCGCTCGCGGAGCGTTAACTTGCGTGGCAATCTTTCGTGGTCGGCAATCTCAACTACGATGCAGGCGCATTTGTCGAAGGTGCTTTCTCGCTTATGCTTCAACAATACCGCTTCGCCGTAGGCTGATTCCTTGTCCGTTGCGCTCAGTTCATGCACGTCAAAGCCCTTGCTGTCGACAAACCACCCGTGAATAACTGCGATAAAACGAGCCATATCACTCTCCTTTACCGGCTGCGGCGAACAGCACTTTGTTGTAATTGTTCTGACAGTCGATATAGCCCTTCGCATAGTCCTCAGTGGCACCGTAATGGCAAATCTGGAACTCTGAGAACTGCTTCACACCACGCGCTAACGCCTCTAGCTCAGCAATCCGTTTGCGTGCCGCTGTGAGCTCTGCCATGTGCTCACGGAGGCTGTCTGTTACTGCTTCCAGCTTGTCCCAATCAGGATTGAAGTTTGCCAGCTGCGCGAGCTGGTCTTTCAGGAAGCTGAGGCTCTTGTCTTTGGCTTCCAGCTCATCCAGCAGCGCCAGAACGGTGTGTGGGTTCGCTGCGGCGATGAATGCTGCATCACACGCTTCGTTTTCACTGAATACCATAGCTATTTGCTCATGGTTCACGCCGTCAGTGGAGTAAATCTCATCGTCGAACTCAACGGCCCACTGACCTTTCGTAGCCTTCTCCGCTGCTTCACGTAATGCACGTTTGTCGATGTTGCTCATTGGGTGGCCTCCACTTCTGCTGCGGCTTTTTCCACGGCGCTTCTTACCACTGCGTTGATGGTATAGTGATCTTCAGCCGTAAGCAGATCACCAACTTCATGCTGAACGGAATCGAGAATCTCAAACAGGTAGTTTTCAAGGCTACTGAGCATGGCATTTGCTACTAATTCACGGGTTAATTTGCTCATGACTACATTCCTGCTTGTCGAATTTTGAAGGCGAATCGTGGGGCCTGAATATCTCTCACGACCTCAATGGCACGGGTAAACCCATCCTCGTAGCATTTTTCATCCCGCACGGAATATGGACTACCGAGAGTTTGAGCAAACAGCTCAACTGCTAACGCGCCAGCTTCGTTTCGCACTTCAGCCAGGATAGCGTCCGTAGCCGTCAAATCAACGCGGATGCTGTCACGCAGGATAAAGAATGCATCGAGCATCCCTGTCTCAGGAAAATCATCCTGATGCTTCTCATATGCATCCAGAGCCTTCATCATCACAGGTCCGAATGGCTGAGGGTGTGCAGACTTCAGCCCCGCATTCTCCGCAGCCAGCGCCAACTTAGCTTCACGTTCTGCATTTAGCTGCATCTGCAGATTCTCGATAGTCGCATCAGCAGCACGGAACTCACGCTGAGACTCTGCAAGCTTCTGCTCAAGTGCGGCGTAGTCTTCGTAATCGACCATATCGCCATCGACACTCTCTACCACGTCGCAATGGCAAGAATGCTCATCACAGGCCACCCACTCATAACGTTTCACGCTCATATCTTCGCCCTCTGGTTTAACCACGCTGTCAGGAATTTGTTCTCGTTCACGCTCTGGAAGCTATTCCGCTTCAGCATTTCTTCGCGTGGGATATCGCTGATGGGTTTGAAGCGGTGTCCGGCGATTAACTCATTTGGAGTGATGAAGGGGTCGTAAGTTAATCCGATCATTGCGCACGCCCCAGAAAGTCGTTAACGCCTTCTGCCAGTTCGATAGACAGGCCGTCTATGTGTGTTTTCAGCTCCGCCAGTGACTGCGCTTCGGATTCCAGAATCTCTTTGTGGCAAAGCTCTTTAACCAGCTTGTCGAAGGTGCTGAAGTAGCCGAGGCGGGATGTGATTTCGCCGCCAAAGTTCTTGCTCTTCTCATCTGTTACTTTTTTCTTTTCGCTAAGAACAAGGTCAAACTTAGTGCCGGTGATGATGTATTTACTGCCGACTTCGATGTTCAGTTTCATGCTGCTTTCCTCATGTTCATGTCTTGCTTGAGAAGCCTAGACACTCTCGACTTTACAGCCGTGCAACCCAGACCCATCATTTCTGCGATATCCTTTTGCTGGTAGCCTTCTCGGTATAGTCGAGAAAGGGTTTCTACTTCCTGCTGGCTCCATCTATGCTGGGTGTGGGCGGTAGATAACGAATACTTCTGAGCGAGGTAGTAAAATTGGGCTAACGTAAGTCCGAGATGGTCAGCCGCGCGGGGCGCGACCATACGGCCGCACACCGCCTTCATTTCTTCAGGAGTGACGTTTAGTTTTCGCATTTGTTATTTGATGAGAAGGGTTGGCTTACCGAGTTTGAGTGATGCGCCAGGAATGGCGTTACCAGCCTTGAGTTGATGCTTGATAGCTAACTTGTCGGCCTTAACTGTAGTTACGTATTCAACGTACTCAGGTGGCAGGGAGCCTTCATCTGTGATTTCTACCGACTCGACAGGCGCACGAACAGTTACCTGATGTATGCCTGCGCGAATCTTTTTCTTGCCAATCATCTCAAGAGAATTAGCGATGTAGGTCATGATGTTATCGACCTTGTTGTTGATTACGGCCGCGCGTTCATTGAGTGCCTTAGCCTCTTCCTTGAGGCGCTCTGCATATCCGGTTTCGTTCTTACAGATAGCCAACAACTGCTCTATCTTATCTGTAAGCTCGCCTTCCATTCCTTCCAGCGTGTCGGCTATCTCGTCTGCTTCAAAGTCAGCATCCATCAACCTGGCATAATCGTTGGCAATCTCATACAGTTTGCTCACTGGCTACCTCCAGCTTTGCCTTGCACTCAGCGTATATCGCTTGTACGTTTTGCTGCAGCTTCATGCCAGCAGTGCGTTTATACGCATCAGCGAAGATGCGCTTAAGGTCATCCATGGTTTCAGCATGAGCCATATCATCGCAAAGCGCCTGAACGTGCTCGATGATTTCCTGTTGGCGTTTGCGCCCATCCTCTCGGATATCTTCCTCTGACTTGTGCGGCATGACCGGTTCCTGATGCATCCCCTCATCTTCATTCAGCAGGTGAATAGCGTTATCTAGGCGTTGTGCCTTAGGCCAGTATTTCGAAGCTCGCTTAACGATGGTCTTACGTGCCATTTCTTCCCAGAACGTTTTCCACGGTCCGTTCTTTGCCTTGCTTGTCGCTTCCACAGACTTAATTTCCGCAAGGCTCATTTCTTCCGTCAGGTAGTCGCCGTCAGCAGTCTTCACTGTGCAGTAACCACCGACAACTTCGCCGCGCTCACCGAATGCGTTGTATTTGTGCGTAGGAGCGCTATCAAGGCCATTTGATTCATAGGTGTCAGCTGAGTACACCAGTTTGCACTGACCCCACTTAATGGAGCCTGTAGACTGCGCCAGATGCAGCAATCCCATGTAACTGATATCGAGACACACCATGCCGTCGCGAGGAACCAGATAAGCCAGCTTGCTTGCCGGGTTTAACGTAATGCCAATGGCTGCTACGTTGATGATCGCGTTCTGCGCACTGGTAGGGTTCGATAGGGCGGTTTTGGCGAGGAAGTCATTCTTCTGGAAATACTGAATTGCGAACTGGCTTTCCTTAGCCCATGTGACTGTCTGCTCTGTTAAAGCGCCGCAGAATAGCGGCTCCTGCTGTTTAACAAAATCAACGATATTGCTCATGCTGCTTCCCCAAATGTATGCCTGCGCAGGAATATGCCGATCGCATACTCAACCTCTACGCGCGGCCTGAATATGTCCCACATAACCTCGCCAGCGAATTCCTGATAGTTGACGTCGTCCTCACCAAGCCATTCCACAGCTGCTTTCGTGTGGTCATCTGGCCGGTGTGACTCCAGCATGTTGAGCACCGGTCTCATATTCGAGCACAGCATCTCAACCTGTTTATCAATCTTCGCGTGGTCCTCATCGCTGAGATTCGCGATGATTTGCTTAATCTCTGTTTTGTCCGGCATCGTCAGGCGCATTTGGCGTCTCCTGCTCTTCGTTAACTGGTGCGTTCACAATGTCTTTAAACAGATTTGCGAACTGCTCGTCGGTCATATCCCGGAAGGCTAATGTGCTCATGATTTGCGATACCACGGATGATTGATTGCCGTTTTCATGGCTTCATGGGCCTCTTGCCACATGCGTCCATCACCGAGATAGCGAGCGATAACCGCTTTGCTCTGTGCTGCTTTGAGCAGGCTGTGATTTATAACTGGTGACATAAACCCTCCAGGTGCTTACGGGCAGCACGAATAAGACGGCGAACACGTTTTGATAATTCGGATTCAGCGGGATAAAAAGCGGACATGACGCCGCTTCCCGCGAGGCTGTAGTGCATCATGGGATAGTCCTTAGTTTGTTGTGATTGCATGTGGCTGAACGCTTATTAACGCTCACTCAGATGCAGGTATGAAAAAGCCGCACAGTGGCGGCTAGTAACCTGAATAAGCTCGAAGTGATGCGACCCTGGCTATTACGTCGGTAAGATATTTTTCCACCCGGCTTTCTAATTCAAAATCATCAACTATCGTTTCGAGTGTGCGGTCTATTTCTCGCAACATATCCTGTTGCCACTCGATATCCTCGGAATCAGGAATTGGGTACTTCATATTTCCTCCAGGCAAAAAGAAGCCCCGACTAGCGGGGCAAATCAGGCAACAAGGGGTATTAATCAGAACACCACCAAAGTCTCCTTTGGATGATGCGGTGCGGTATTACACCCAATAGCTAACTCAGAGAATTAGCTATAAGCTGCTATTGGCCTGATACGTAACGAAACAGTTGCTCAATGAGTTTTTCTGCTCCGGCTTTATCAAGAACAATATGGTCACATTCTATTGAGTCTTCAGAATCATGTTGTTTAATGCAGCACTCTCCATGACGTCCAATATCAAACTCGATATCTTGATAAACATTCTGCTCTATTTTCATCACTCCTCCCCCAGAGCCTTGCTGATGGCTGCGCGTGACGACATCAACGGATGCTCGATATGGCAATCTTCTTCATCAACGTCGCATACGTTAATGACGTACTCCCTAAGCTTTTGCAGCTCCTCCAGCAAATTATGCGCCGCTGTTATCAGGTTTGCATCTTCAATGCATTGAACTTCTTCGCAGATGGCAACATAAGAGCGCCATCCAGAACCGTTTTCGAGCGAGCTAGACTGGATGACTTTAATTTCATCGTCGTCCATCATTATTTCCCACTCACCTTTTGTGCCTTTGAATTCCATATTCACCTCTGTGACTTGCTGCCAAAAGAAGGCCGACTATGCGGCCTTAGGTTTAGCGAAGGCGACGATGCCGCCGTGACTTTCAATCATTTTCTCTACCAGATGACGTGGGACGTATGGGTAGACCGTATCAACCGGTCTTTCTGGGTCTTCTGCGTATTGCATGATTAATTCGTCTTTGTCGCTTGGGAAACCAAGCTCAAATTCTGAGTAGCGTGAGATGTCTTTAATGTCTCGACGGGGCTTGCAGTAAGCGCCATCATTTGCCTGGATGGATATGCTAAATCCATCAGCGCAGACAACGCGCTTGTTGAAGTAATATTCACTATCGTTGAAGCGAGGCGCACGGCCTTCATTCATCCATTCGTTGAAGCTTTTCATATCTCACCTCGCGGTTACGTTATTAGACTTACGATGACCAGCCGCAAAAAGCGCAACTTCCGGCAGACATACCGAGCCACCCTCAACTTCCTTCTGACGCGTTCCGGCAAGCGAAATGGCTCTTGAAACACGCTCACTACAGCCTTCCGACAGCCGTGAAAATGCACGGTCAATCTTTTTACAGTAGGCTTTCATCTCACGATGTTCTGCTGCACGACGGGCGTTATATCGCTGTTTAGCGTTCATATTCATCTCCAGTTAAGTGCTTTGGTGGTGTGGTGAATGTGGCATTGTGGCTCTATCAAGGTTTGCGCCTACTACCATCCCGAGTGTGCCTCCACACCTTGAGTGGTATGCACATTAAATTTGTGGTCGGTCACCACACCCCAAAGCACTTGCTCTGGCCTACCTGCATCAGGTAGGAATCTCATTGTTAAAGAACCTGCGACTTCGTTCCTTGTCGCTACCAGCGCCCTGCTGATGGCTAGATAATCACAGATTGTGTTTGATGTGTCAACACGAATTGTGATTATATTTATCACATAGTGTGTTTGCATTGATTTTTAAGGTAATTTATTTTTTGCGGGATAATAAAAAACCCGCCGAAGCGGGTTTGAGTGTTTTAACGCGATGTTATATCAGGAGAAACGCATCATCATCTGCACTGCCACGCCAATGATTTTGCAATTACCATCGATAGGAATCAGGGGGTAAGCTGGGTTAAGGCCTTTCAGATACTTGCTCCCGCCATCGATTATCAATTTTTTGAATGTAGCTTCGTTGGCATCGGTGAGTTTGGCTATTACAAGGCTGCCATTTACAGGCTCCTTTCCTGTGTCGAAAAGAACCAGCATTCCTTCTGGAACGCTTAAGCCTGTTGGCGCAGTCATGGAGTCACCCTGAACCCTTAGCCAGAACGCGTCTCCAACGATGTGGCAATCTGATTCGTACCACTCATCGACTGTTTGTGCGTTATATGGTTCCACGGCCTCGCACCAGGCACCTGCGCTAACCCAGCTAATCAATGGGAATTTTACCCCTGGCTTGTATTGTCCCTGATAGTCGTCGCCAAAAAGCAGCTCAGCCGTGGCAACCCCTAATGCCTTTGCGATCACTTCCGCATCTTCAACACTAACGCTTCTTGTGCCTGATTCATAATTTCCGATTCGAGATTGTGAAGCCCAGCCGCAAAGCTCCGCCAAAGCCTTCTGAGAAAGGCCTTTTATCTCTCGCAATCTCTTTATTCGCGCGGCGATAGTTTCTGTTCTTTTCATGCGCATTTTATATCACGTTCCGTGTTGTGTGGCTTTACAC